ACCAGCCCATGCACCGTTCTGGTATCCTTCAAATTCGTTCGTTTCGCTGTTGTAACGAAGCATACCGTTTGCAGGAGACGCAGTACGTTGAGCAGATGTACCAGCAGGAAGTGCAGCAGAACCAGTGCCACTGTCTTTATCAACTACAGACAATGTGATGTTTGCTGTACCGTTAAAAGAAACACCTTGAATTGTACGAGCTGTTTCCAAAGCTGTTGCTGTAGAAGCGTTCTTACCTGTCAGAGTCGCTGGAAGACGGGCCAAGGCCAGAAGTCCAGTTGTCAAGTTGGCAGCGTCGTCAGCACCAATTGTACCACGAACAGTTACGGCATCAGCGTCGTCCAAGATGGAACGTGCGAATACTGTCAAAGGTGTTTGAGCAAAGGTGTCAGTACCTGTGGAGTATGCAAGTTGGTTTGCACCGGTTGCCAATCCAGCGAGTGCTGTCAGTGTTGCGTCCAATGGCTGACGAGTGTTAAGTCCGTTAGTTAGTGCTGTGTCAGCTTCTGTTGTGCTGTAAACACCAAGAGTTGCACGCATAGCAGCAGCGTCAGTGTCATCCAGCAGAGAGCGAGCAAAGCCAGTGAAGGTTGTAACAGCCATGTTACCAGAGCCAGTAAAGTATGGCAGGTTGTTGGCAGAGCCAGACACGCTAGACAAACCAGTAAGGTTGGCATGAGATACTTGAGCAGCAAACAGAGTACGAGCAGCAGCAGCGTCAGCTACGTTAAGAACACTACGTCCGTAGGCTGTTGTAGCAGTGTTCTGTGCAACTCCAGTACCATCAATGTATGGCATTGTGTTGTTGGACACAGAAAGGGCTTTAAGCAGTTCCAGATATGGAGCAGACTCTACAAAAGCTTTTACCCAGCTTGTCAGTGCAATTGGGTCAGAGTTTGTGCTTGTAGCAGTGGCACGATAGACAATACCGTTACGTTGCACGTAGGATTTGTTGATAATGTATTCAGTTGTGGCATCCCACTCAGGGAAACCTTTTTGAAGCATGTAGGCAATGTTGTTGTCTTGACGGTTTTCGAACCAGTTCCACCATTGACGAGGAACAACTTCAACACCCCAACCTGCTCTTACTTTAACAGAATCTGGGGCAACTACGTCGCCAGCGACGGCCCAAATGTCCGTCATATCATATTTAATAATATCCATTGTTGTTCCTTTATGTAATGAGGTTAGACAGGAATCCACCTACAGATGGATCATTCAGATCACCAGTACCAGTACCACCGGGAAATCCATCTGTTGCGAATACCCTTCCTGCTTGGAATTCTGTGTAAACATAACTAACACCAGCAGGTTTAGGAAGTAGTTGACCAGCACCACCAAGGTCGAACAACAGCCCGCGTTCAACGTTGGTCAGGATTTTACCAATACCAATACGCACTTCGGCTGGAGCCAATTCAGTGATAGTAACTTGAGACGTACCGAACAAAAACTTGTAAGCGGCGATAACGTCCTCTGGTCTTGCGAGTGTTCGGTTCTTGATGATCTTCGCTTTGAGGATCAATCTGTATTCTTCGTCGCTTGGTGGTCGGCTAATACCAACTGGAGCGTCGAGAGAGTACCACTGCCCACCAACGGTAGGGTCAGTTGTGGAAGAGAAGGATTCACCTTGTGGGGAGCCTTCAAATCCGAAGTAGTAGAAGATATCAGATGTTACAAGACCGCGAGGGCGTCCTACAATATCTCCGATAACGTCAAGTTGAGCACCCACAGCAGTGTCCAAAGAACGGAGCTGCATAGTGTCTCTAATGATTTCTTGCAACTCAACTTTACCCGAGAGCAGGAGTTGCAGATACTTGTCATAAATTCGTTTGTTCTTGAACTGTTCTGTGACACGCGAACGTGCCACATTCAGGAACTCTTCTTCAACAAAGGGATTGAGTTCAGACACAAATCCTCCGATTATACAGGTGTGACGATAATGTTTTCAGCAGAGATTGTAGCAACCTGATCGAAGTCGATTGTGATGTTGGTTGTCCCTGTTGGGCTTGGTGCTGTTCCAATGAACAAAGAATTTACAGCGAAACCACCAACACTGTTGATTGGCGTGTAGAGACGAGAGTAAACTACGTCAGTTCCAATGAACAAAGTTGCATCCGAGTAGTTGACCAGATTCTGTTTAATCTGAGCCCCTGCATCACCCGGCATCCCACCAAGGTCTTCAATCTCCATTGTAATGTAGATTGGAACCTCATCTGGCTGTCTGTAAGAAATATTGTGAAGGAATCCTTGGCTGTCAGCAATCTGAACGGTTGTGTTTCCTACAGATGGAATACCTGTTGGCTTGTTCTCCCAGATAGATTGTCCAATGTCAGATGGAAGGCCACCCAGAACAATTGGCAAGAAGCTATGAGCCGGAACACCCAGAGCATCCACAATGTCAGTATCGTTCTCATAAACAACAACGTCAGTAACGCCTGCGACGTTTCTTAGAGCGTCGAGGATACCTTCTACGATGTTTTGAGATTGGAAGAATTTGCTGTTGCGGAAACGTTCACGAAGCTCTTCGTCTGTCTCAGTCAAACGTCCTGTAGTCGCAGCCACAGGGTTAATAACAGTATCCCATCCAGCGATGGGTACAGAGATTGTGTCGATTGCCAGAGCTTCTTGCGGGAAGGGTCCAACCACATCGTCAATAACGATGCCAAGTTTGCGAACCTTCTGTACCTGCAAGCTCACACTCACATCGAAGTCAGCCACTTGGAAAGGATCAGTCCTAGTAATGTATAGTCTACCATCACTTTGGTAAGTTGTAAAGGTGGCAGAGAACAAATCTTCAACTTTTTGTTGCACTCCGTCAAGAATCACTTGGGCAGTTGTTCCAGACGCTGGCGATGTGTACTCAGCATCAAGGAAGTTCACACCATCCGTGCTGTAGCTGAATCTATACACTGTGCTATCCGCAACGATAGTTGGATAAACACCAACACCAGAAGCAGACAGCAGATTAAGTGTCACTGGATTCAGGATGGAGAATACACGTTGGGTACTGGAGCTGTAGGCTTTACCTTGTGGGGAGCTTACGATAGTGTTCAAACTACCTTCAAGGATTACTTGAGCGCGTGTTGCTTGTGCTGGAAGGCGTGTAATACCGCTCAGGGCGATGATGTTATCCAGTGCCACACCGATAGCAGTTGTTGGGTTAAAGCTGTCAAAGACCTGTTGTAGCGCCTCCCAGAGGGATGCCTCGGCAGGAGCGATAACACCGATCATACGACCAAGGGCACCGTTGTCAGTTACGTCAACAACGTCACCAGCAGGAACCAAGTCAGAGAAGATGGATGCAGCAGTTGTCTTGTAATCTGTCAGAACGTCATCCAGCGTTTTGATTTCAAGACCTTGGCGAGAAAGACCGGCCATTAAGAACCTCCGATAGAAAGTGTGATTGGCAGGGATTCTGTGTTGTCAGAAACCCTTACCGAGAATGTCATTGTGTAACCACGCTGTGGACTGATGCTAGAAGTGAAACTCAAGATTTCGATAACACCCGGATCAGCAGAAATGATTCCTTGGAAGATCAAATCAACCGTACTCTTCTTACTCACCTTGGTGAAGATTTGTTGGATGTATGGAACACCAATCGTATCGTCCAAGAACCACTCACCGTAGAATGTGTAAAGCGTGATACGCAGACGCTGGGCAACAACGTCTGCTTGTAGTTGTGTAACTGGGCATTGACCATTGATGAATACAAGGTCGCCAGTGTCTGTGTTAAGTAGCAAGTCCATTGTGTCTCCTTACGCTGTAGCGATGCCAGAAGTACCAGACCCCGGAGTAACGCCCAAGTGTTTGTGGGTAGCGAAGTCGATACCGTTGAAGGTTGCAACGCCAGTCATTGTGTAGTTGCCTGTCTGGTTGTAGTTTCCGCTTTGGATAATATCTCCAACCCAGTTTGTGGTATCAGCGTTGATGTTCATTGTTGGGGTATTGATTGTATAAGACTCAGTGGCGTTCATCACACCAGTCTTGCAGTTGATTGTCACAGCCATTTCAGTGTTGATGATCATGTCACCAGACTGTTTAAGCATGATGTTTACTTCTGTGCCAGAGCCAATGTTATGGGCGATACACAGATCACGGTTGGAGTCGTGTGCAAACTTACGTGTCTGTGGGTTGTTCAAACTCTTACCGAATGGGAACAAGCCGGGAATGGCAACAGCATCTTGGTCACTGAACTTACGATAGTCGTTTGCTGTTGTGGGCTCTCCGTTACCGATCTTGAAGTTGTCCATAGATCGTTGGGAGAAGATACACATTACAGTGTCACCCGGATTAATTGGGAAGCTGATCAGTGTTGCAGAACTACCCGGAAAGATAATTGGGACACCAAGGATTTGCATACCCGGTTCACCAGAGCCATCTTTCATAAGGTTGTCAATCGAAGGAAGAACATCCACCTTCTGTTGTTGGTTGTTGCTATAGACATTAACCACTTTACAAGGAATGGCTGTATGGATATCTGCCATGTCAATCTTGTGTTGTGTTCGGATAATGTCCATCAAGTCTTCAAAAATCATACCAAGTCCTCCGCTTGAATTTCAGAACAGAAGCACTCGACATACCAGTCATTCCCACGGAAGTCTCCAGAGAATCGGGCAGTATTCACACGATAAAATCCAGTGATCCATTTAGACTCAAGCTTCACGATTTTACCGGGAACAATGTCAGTGTTCAGCAATGCTCTAAACTGTACGCCACGACGACGCTTCTTATCCTTCTTAGGCTTACGCCCTGTTTCAGACGTATAGAATGGAAGGTCAATCAATCCTGTGTGTTCATTCAGAACAGGGGCTAGTTGTGTATCCTTAGTCAGAAGTCCGTTCTCTTCCGAGACGTTCAGTACACCAGCATTGATGTTGTATTCTAGGTTGTTTGCCTCGCAAAGCTTCATCAGCATTTCACGTGGGCTTCCTTTCAAACGCCAGCCGAATACGATTGGGTTATTCAGGTTTGTTCCAGTGTAAGCACCACGACTAACACCCGGCATCTGTTCACGAATCTCTTCAAGCACATCACCCACTGTCTTACCGGGGCTCACCATTTTAGAAAGTTGTTCATGGTTGAGTGCTGTGTATCCTTCTCCGATCCTCAGTTGTGTGATGTAGTCGTTACCACTCTTCACTGTAGAAGTTTCAGTCACGTTGCCCACAACGATTGTGTGAGCACCGGAATCTCTGTAACCAACAGAGAACTCTACCTCAAGGTAGTCGCTCTCAAGGAGTTGAATCTGGGAGTCGGATAGATTGTAAATCTCGATTGCCGCCGAGTTGCCGTTGTTACGTTTGTTGTCAGCACTCTTGGAAACATCGAAAGTGATTTGCCAAACGTTGTCATAAAGATTGCCATCACCATCCCTAAGAGGGTGTTCAATCAACAGGCCATTACCTGTTTGGTAATCTCCAATTTTCAAGGAGAATACTCTATCCTTCTGTGCCATATATCACTCCGTATTGTAGACGTAAAAGAGATTGAAGAACTCAGGCATGATGCTGGATTCTTCAGTAATTTTGCTGGAGATAGTGGCGTTGACTGGAAGCAACAGGAAGTAACCAGTTAGGCCAACGTCTTCCAAGTTGTAGTCAACTGCCATTGGGTATTGAGGAACCAGTGCGTAGCCCAGCAACACTGGCGTCTGGTCTTCTTTCCTCATGTCCATGTGCCACTGAGAGCATCTTGTATTCCAGTAGAATGTGAACTGCAAAGACTGGCCCTCAAGAGCCAGTCCGTAGCGGTACTTCAAATCAGAATACAGAGGCATTTCAATAGATACTGTAGTAGTCATTGTTTATCCTCTTAGTTAGGCGCCTGTGGGAGCCTTCCACGAACTGCTCGATTCTTTAGTGTATGTTTTAGGTGTATGGTCAGGTGCAGCCTGAGCTTGAGCACCAGTCTTCTTGGTGATGCTGCCAGTTTTGCGACCTTTGTTGGAGGTCTTCACCTTAACACTGATTTCTTGCAAGTCTGTGAAAGTCACTTGCTCAATTGTCATCTGCGGGAACACACCTTCACCAGTTGATTCATCTTCTCTAAATGTGATGTTAGTGAAGACACAGGGACTGAATTCCTCAACAACAGAGTTGTCGATAATGTCCAGCACTTGGAACTCTTCACGTGTACGCCACATATCAATCAGGTTGAACTTTACAGCAAGTGCTGTCTTCGCTTTCTCTTGTGGAGTTACGAAAGCAGTGGGAATCGAGTCTTTAGTAAACTGTGCAATAACCTCTGGCAGAATTCTGTTAATGCTAGAAGTTTCATTGATAGACACTGGGTATACAGTTTGAGTGTTGTTCGTGTATTGTTTGTTCTTGGAGATTGCCTTACCGTCAGCACCCTTAACCTCAATCAATTGTCGAGAGATATTAAAGTCTGCATCAGAGAAAATCCCCGAGATATTCAGGATGACGTTATCAATAGTTGTGTGGTCAGAAACATACCCGCCAGAAGAGACGGGATGTTTCGTTACAGACGCAGAGTATGTTGTATCATACTGTGTGATTGCGTCAAACCAGATAATGTCTCCGTTAGCTCTACGGAGTACGATAGCCATTATTGCCTCTCTGCTTGTTGTGCTCTTGCTGCTCCAAGAGCATTTCTCAGAGACGCTTCGAACATAGGTTGTAGTTCAGGTTGTAGTTTCTCAGCAAACTCTTTAGGGTTACTGATACCTTCCATGTTGAGTTGCAAGGTGAATCCACCCATGTCAATCTTAGCAGGCTCGCTTGTTGTATTACCGCGATCCACAGTACCAGAGTATGTTGTTGGCATATCGTTGCTGCCCATCAACTTCTGAGCAATGGATTGTCTTTGACTAGCAGGGCCAGTCAGCCAATCACCAAGACCACTCATACTATCGCCAAGCCCACTAAACCAACTACCACCACTACTACCGCCTTCACTGCTACCACCGCCTTGACCCCATCCAAAGTATTCCTTAGCTCTTTGGTATGTAGTCTTACCACCCAACAGGTTGATGCCACTTGCAGCGTCATCGGCTGCACCAAGATCACCATTGAAGATGGCTTGGATCATTTGCATCGTCTTGAGGATGTTTTGCAGTTGGTTATCAACTTGTTGGAGTGCTGCGAGGAACACATCGTTAAGTGTCAACCCTTTAAAGGCTTCACCAACTGGCCCCAGCTTATCCAGCAACTGTCCAAGCATACCAACAATACCTTCGAAGGACTTCTTAATATTGTCAATGGCTTCTTGAGCACCCGGAGTTTCTTTTACGAAGTCTCCGAATACACTGTCACCACCTGCCATATAAGTCAGGAAGTCATCCAGTGCAAGAGCAGCAGCACCAAGAGCAACAATGAATCCACCGAATGGAAGCATGAAGATACCAATAGCAGCAGTAAGAGTTGCTAGTTGGTTCTTTGTCATACCAAGTTTGTCAGCAATCTTACCCCAGTTCTCACCAAGGTGGCCGATCAAACGAATCAAAGCGTTAACTGGCTTAATCAAGATTTCAAACGCAGCACCCAGAGCTTCAGTTAGAGGCTTAGCTCTTTCCATGCTGTCTGTTAGTGCGTTGAAGAAGCTTGCCATACCACGGTCAAATCCACCTTCGGAGAACAACACTACAGTGTCTTCAAAGGCTTTGTTCATTCGACCTTGAGCAACACGTGTTGTCAACAAAGACTTGGCGTAAGCATCATTCTTGTCAGCGAGGTTTTCCATCAGCTTAGCAAGTTCAGGCAGAATCTTTGTAGGATCTCCCTTACCTTTCTTCATGATATCTTCAAACTCTGCCACACTACCAGTCTTAGAAATACCAGCGTTCTTAGCAGCTTCTGCAAGAAGTCTCATACCACCCGGCATACGTTCAGAGAATTGTTGTCTTGCTTCTTCGGATTGGATTTTGTCCTTACCGAACATTTGAGACAAGGCTCTCATGCTACCCTTCATAGACTCTTTATCAAGTCCGTGAACAGTACCGTACTTCATGATGCCACGGAACATATCCTGTGTACCACCAGCACCAATAGAAGGTGCAGAGGCTTGGAAGATGGAAGAGAACTGCGGAGCAATGTCACGGAAGTTCAGACCCATTTCCTTGGACATATTTTCAAGGAAGGTTTTGTTGGAGTTGAATGTCTTCTCATCACCAGAAACCGCGTGTAGGCTGTTTGTAGCAGCTTGCACTTGTTGGTTGATCTGGTTCATCTGGCTGAATGCGAACGCAGCTCCTAGACCCGGCAGAGCGCCTCTGGCGAAGCCCATTGCAGAGCTTAGGCCACGGTCAACCTGAGAACGTCCATGTCCACTACTGCCACCACGTCCACCACCAAAATCTTGGTCGCGGGCATTGATACGGATACGGAATTCATGGGAAGCAATTGCAGCTTTGATTTCGTCGATCAGGTGTTGCTTGTCAACTTTCAATCTCACTTGAGGATCAGCAATGCGAATCTTCAATGCACCAATGCTATTCTGAGCATGTTTCAATGCACGACGTAGCTTGATGATAAACTGTGTTGTGTTTATGTTTGCTTCGACTGTAATCTTCTGACGCTTACCAACAGCGTTAAGCTCTGTACGTAGTTCACGTTCCAGATGTGTCAAGTCAAGACGAACTGGTAGCTTGAGGTCCATCTGGCCCAACAGGGTTTTGATGAAGCGCTTCTGTTCTACCAGCTTGCCGATATCAACTCTGATGTTGTTCAGGTTGATGGTTGTTTTGTTCAGGTAATCCTGAATTCGTTTACCTTGAGTGTGAAGTGCTTCTTGGGAGATATCAACATTGTTCAGAGTGATTTTGGTTTTAGTGGCCTTATCAATCTGAGCACGAAGCGACCTGCTGTCAAGAGCAACCTTCACTGTGAATTTCTTATTGGCTAGAGTCGACAACTCTCGCAACATGCCAAGCACGCCACCGAGTTTCTTTTCGAATGTAGCCAGTGGACGGTTGTCAACTTGAAAGACAAGTTTACCCGTCAGGCGAGCAATTTCCTCTTGAAACATATAGCCTCACTGTTATTTATTCTGGGCAGCTTGTTGTGCTTGTTGGATACGAGCTACCTCGTCCATTTCAAACTTCGCATCAAGTATCTCGATGATGTTATAAATGTCCTCTACGTTGCAGACGGTTTGCAACTCAACATAACTCGGAAGCCCTTTGATATCACTTGTGATGATACGGAAGATTTCCCAGTCTTGAGTGTACCCATCCTCCACTCTCTTCAAGCGAGGATGAGTTGTCTGTGGCTCCGCGTTAGAGTTTACAGGACGCCGGAACCTAGCATCTGAAAAACCGATCCGTAGTTGAACTCCACAATCTCTTTCACCAACAGGAACAGCTTGTCGTATTCACCGGCAAACTCTGTGTTGAAGTTGATCGCTACGCTTCCTTTGGAAGCAGATGTAACAAGGGCGATAACCAGTGCCTCAGCATTGTCATCTAGGTTTTCGAACAAGATGTTCAGAGCCTTAGCAACGCTAGCCTCTTCACCTTGCAGAACAGCGAAAGCAGGACCAAGAGTTTTGATCAGTTGCTTACCAAGTTTCAAACCAGTCATACCCGGCAGTTGAGTCAGCAGGTAAGTTTCGCCGTTGATGAATACTTCTTTTTGTTGAATAGCCATTTATTTCTCCTTAACTAAAGTAACCAGAGATTGCACCAAGTCCGTCAGACACAAGTCCTTCAGCACTGGACATTGCTCCAGAGATAATATCCGTAATGTCGATACCGTTAGAGGCGTTACCACCTACGTTACCAGAACCAACTACGAACGATAGAATTTCGATTTCCCATCTACGAGTGATGATGCCTTCAGCGTTGAAGGTCAACTCAGGGAAAGTTTTAATGAAAGCTTGGGATGTTGTGAAGCGGGATGTACCAGAAGAGTCTTTCAAGCTAACTGGGTCGAGCAGACCGGCGTGGGCCTGAGCGTCTTGCAGAACGATATCTGTGAAAACATCGTTTGCAATGGACGTAGGTAGAAGCTCTAATACCAGCGTAGCTTGTCTGTCTTGGTTGTAGATGCGAGTGTGAACACCGCGAATACCCTTGCGGACGTGGAAGACCGCAGAGTTCCACTGCAAAGAAATACTCACAATACCCGGAACAATCCAGCCACAGACGTTAATAGTAACACTGCTTGGGTCATACGTCAATACATTACCAGACATATATACTCCTTAAATGATTTGGAAGTTTTGTAGGGCTGGCAGAACAGAAGCTCCAAGGCCAAGGATAGACGACAGGTTGCCATCATCACCGTTACCACCAACGTTTACGATTACGTCTGTAGCTGCGAAACGCCATGTACGCGCTTCCATTTGATTGGAGAAGACGATTTCAGGAATCTCTTCAATCCAAGCTGTTGCAGCCATAAACATTGTGCTTCCACTTCCGTCTTTGATGAACAGTGGAAACTTGCCCATTCCGGTAACTTTATCAACGTTCCAGAGGGTAGAGAAAATGTCGTTACCGCTAGAAGATTGTGCGAGAGTAATCTCCACCTTCCATCCGGTGTCTGGGCTCTTGATACGGGACATTGTGCCGTCCATAGCCCTTACTGTTGTACATTGTTGCGTGTCCTTGATGATGCGAATGAACGTACCTTCGGCATAACCTGTAACGGAGTACAACCCTGCTACGGTAATGGTCACATCAGTTGGGGAGTAGTTTAGTAGGCTTGCCATTTGATAAGTACCTCCATTAGGTAACATCCAAGAAAAAGAAAAGGGGCCACCACGAATGGAAGCCCCTTAACGAATGTATTACGATTGAATCCATTTTGCAGCGATAGTACCGCCGAGAGTCTCGACAGTGTTCTGATCTTCTGGAGTCAAGATTGCGTTACCACCTGCATAACCGTCAAGGTTGAATGCTTGGATAACCCAGTCACGTGTCATCATGCTGTTAGAGAAACCAGCGTTAGGACGTACACCGATGTACGCATCGTCAGAGAAGTATGTAGAACGTCCAGAAGCGTCTTTCACTTGGATAGAGAATAGACCATCGGAGTTACGACCGTCGTTGTTGAACAACAGAGACAATACGTCGTTAGATGCAGAAGTTTGTTGTAGGCTTAGTGTCAATGTCGCAGAGTTACTTGCGTTGTAAACACGTGTACCTGTGTTGTCCGCACCAGTGTACAGAGCGTAACGAGGGCTTGTCCATTCGATGTTAACGATGGAATCCTCAGAATACCCGCTGATGATGTGGGCAATACCAGTGCTCGATTGCGTGATGATAATACTCACGTCATTTGGAGCGAATGTAGCAAGACGTTGTGTAGCCATGTTAGTCTCCTATTAGAGGGTGTAACCGTAATTAAACGGTTACAGTCCCTGCGATTTTAACGAAGTGGATAGCACCAGCCAGACGTGCTTCGAATGTAATGCCTTCGAAGATGCGTTGAGCACGGGCGTTGACAGACACGCTAAGAACATCTGGTACATCAACAGTTGGGGCTGGGCTTGGGGCCAAACCACCTACACGGATACCATCGTTCAACTGAGCACGAATCTCAGCTTCGATAATAGCGGCACCGGCTGCTGTGTAAGGGATTTTCTTACTGTTAGCCATACGGCTCCACAGGCGTTCTTTCATGCGTTGTTCTAGCCAGTCAACAAAGATCATTACATCGATCCACTCTCCACCGAACATCTTCGCTCCGATAGTGCTGCTCAAGCCACCAACTCGTTCGTATGTCGATCCAGATTTGTTATGGACGTTTGTAGATTCAGTATCAGACAGGGTAGACACTGTAACACCGCTCAGAGTCTTGTAAGCCCAAGTGTTAGAACCCGGTTGCTCTTGCAGTTGGTAGCCAACCCAAGCAGCTTCTGGGAACTCTGTATCGGCTGTTGCACTGTAAAGACCGAAGGTACGTTGGTAGCCAAGGGCTTTCAGTTTCGAGAATGTATCAGTTGTAGAAGTTGTCTTAATGTCAGCAGACGAAGAAGAAGTGGCGAACACTTTCTTCATGCCCTCTACTTGAGCAGCAACTGTCAGAACATCAGCCTCAAGGTGGGATTCAATCATAACGGCATACCAAGTGTTATCCACTACAGTAATTTCGTTGATTGTTGTTACCCAAGACTCAACAGATGGGCTGTTAGCCTGAGACATGTTGTCACTTACTGCCAGAGCATACCCAGTTGCAGAAGCAATGGTCAGAGAGCCGTCAAGGTTGTCAGTAACAGTAACGCCTGTGATTGGAGTCACGTCGTAAGCAGTTTTCAGTCCAGCAGCAATAGTGATTGCAGTGTCTAGTCCACCAGCAACAAACACGAAAGGAACTCCGCTGATTGTCATTGTGTACGAACCAACTGCAAC